ACGATGCAGAGTGCTAGGGCCAAGCGAATTTTACGCCCTGTGCATGAGGCTGCATACAACCACCTTTCTAAGTACGATTGGCTGGTCCGAGGTAACGTCACCGACGACCACTTTAATACCATCAAGAAAGACTCTCGGTCCGGTGAACTTTTCCGATCAGGGGATTTCGAAGCATCCACTGACAATTTAAACAAGGATGTTGTCCTTGCGGTCGTTGAAGTTCTTGCCGAGGCGCTTCCGGAAAGAAGGAAAAAGGTGCTCCTCAGTACGTTCGAGGACACGTGGGTAGAATGGAAGGGCGAGGAAAAGAGGATCGTTCGTGGCTCCATGATGGGCAACTTACTTTCATTTGTTGTGCTCTGCTTGTTAAACAAGATTTGTCTTGATCGAGCTCGACAACGCATAGAAGTATGTGGTCCCCATTGGCGTAAGAGCCTTGTCAATGGCGACGACCTCTTCTTTTCCGGAACAGACCGGCTGTTCAACGCTTGGCTTGAGGAAACAAAGAAGATTGGTTTTGTGGTTAATCGTTCGAAGACCATGAGCTCCAACCGTTACGGCGACTTGAATTCAACTCTTTTCGATTTCAAGCGTAACTGCGTTGTCTCACGGTACGACTTCGGTTTTCTCGGGACTAACCTTTGGAAACTTCCGAACGGCTCAGTAGTAGACGGTGTGTTCAACCTCGTCTCCAAGTTGCATTTCGCGACAGCAGCTTGGTTCCTGAATACCTACGATGTTCGGAGCATCTTTACCCGAATCCGCCCTTGTCTCTCCCTTATCCCACGACGTTGGTGGCAATTCCTTGTCAAGAAACGCTGGTTTAGGACGGCGATGTCCTTACCAGAGCCTCAAGTTTTGAGTGAAGGAATTGCAAGAAAATTACCCTTCGTCTTGGGACCACCTTTGCGCGACTCTACCCCAAAATTAGAAAAACAAATAAAAATGGCAGAGCGTGCTTGTACTCGCGTTATCGTACGCGGGTGGTGGGGTGTATGGTGCAAGACAGATTCCACCGGGTTGATGCAGACGATTTCGCCTCTCCAGGAGCGTGTGAGGAATAGGATTGTCAAAAACAATTCTGTTCCGAACATCAGACTCTCGAGAGGTTCTCCCGTCTGGCAAAGAATG